TCATGCACAAGTCCCTGTATTCCAGCCGAGGCGCCTACGATTCGTCGACCGAAGTCGCCCATTCGATCGACGACAAGGCGTTTCTCGCCCTGAAGACGGCGAACCTGATCGGCTACGATGAACGGGACTGGCAGACCAAACGCGCATATGCGCGGCGCGGCCACGCCGCCCATGCCCTGGTGCACAACAGCGATCTCAAGGCGCTGCTGACCAAGGACGGCGCCGACGACGCCCTGGCCGCGATCCGCGTCGAGGTGCTGGGCGAGGACGCCGCCGCCGCGCTGGCGGCGACCGGCCTCTATCATCACCCATGGCTCAACGGCCCGTTCGCCCTGCACACCGACGCCGCGGCGGAACTGGCCGCCGAGAAGACCGCCAAGGGCGAGGAACGCGAGCGCCTGAAGGCCGCCAAGGCCGCCCGCGAGGCGGCGATCGCCGGGGCGAAGGCGTTCGCCGCCGAGATCGCTGACGACATCGCCTTCACGGCGAGCGCCGCGCCGGCGCACCCGCGCCTGCCGCGGATGCTCGCCGACGAAAAAATACTGTTCCCGGTTCATGCCAATGGCGCGCAGATTCTCACCGCAGCGGGCACGCGCCTCGCCGACATCGGCTGGCAATGGGGCGAACGCGCCCCGGCGATCGCCCAGATAGTCGCCGCCGCCCTTAACCTCGCCCACGGGTCGATCGAGGTCGCCGCCGAGCCTGATACGTCGACCGAGCCGGCCGAAGGCGCGGACGCACCCGAAGACGCCGAGGTCCCCGGCTTCCTGCGCCGGCTCGCGTCATGAGCGCCGCCAACGAAACCCGGCGGGATAACCGGGTCGCGGCCCTGGCCAACGCCCTGGAAGCGGCGATGGCCGCCGATATCGCCGCGCACCGCGACGATGGCCCGGCCCAGTCGGCCTATGTCGTCCAGCGCGCGCTGGTCATCGTCATCGGCCGCCTCGCGTCCTGGACACCCGAGCCCGGGCGGTCCGCGTCTCTGGCCCTACTGGCATCCCAGATCGCCATGGCCGCCACCGTCGCCGAACGCCATCGCACGATCGGCGGAGACGCGCCCCAGGCCGCCTTCGCGACCTTCTCCGTCAACTAGAAAGCCCCGCCCGATGGAAACCGACACCCCCACCACCGCCGCGCCCGACGAATGGGCGATCGTCGAGATCATGGGCCATTTGCGCCGCGCCGGCCGGATCAGCGAGGTCGCGCGGTTCGGCGCGAACCTGCTGCGCGTCGACGTGCCGATCGACACCGACGTCGAGGGCGAAACCCTGTTCGTCTAGGAATTCTTTTCCGGCGGGTCGATCTATAGACTGCGGCCCTGCAGCGAGGATGTCGCCCGAGCCGCCGCCCGCCAGATCGGCGACCCCCGCCCGGTCATGCCGACGTCATACCGCCTGGTCGGCCCGGCGGCGGATCATTTCGCCATCGACGACAGCGACGACGACATCGCCGCCGCCGCCGCCGCCGAACGCGATTTCCTCGGCCGATGACCGCCCGCTTGCCCCCGCCCGATGATCAGATCACCTTTCCGGCGGGCGCATCCCGCGCCCCGTCTCATCGACCTGACCCTACTGCCGGAGTTTATCCCATGCACACTGCAACCGACCAAGCCCCCCGCGCCCGCGCCGCACTCGCCGCCGGCCTCGTCATCGCCCTCGCCGCCCTGACCGGNGCGCCGGCCGACGCCTACGTCTTCAGTCCGCCGTCGACCGCGTTCACCGGATCGGGATCGATGAAGGTGATCGGCCCCACCCATGGCTGCGAGACCTGCGCCTACACCATTACCGGCCGNGTGACGGCCAGCGGGACGATCACCCTGACCGGGATGCAGTTCAGCGACCCGCTGATTCAGGCCGCCGGCCTGCCATGGACATGGAAGGCGAAGACCGCGTCGGGGGGCAATGTGCTGGTCCATCTGATCGTCGACGGCACGGACTGCGGGGCCACCACCCATCGCCTCGGCGACGCCAGCGGCTTTCTCTACATCTTCCCCAAGTACCGCCCCTGCATCATCGGCGCCGGCGGCGCGCAGACAACGCCCGCGATCCTCGTCGCGCCCTGAACCCACGCAAAAGGCCCTCCTCATGAAAAACAAGCTGCCCGACCTCAACAACCATTTGTTCGCCCAGATCGAGCGCCTGTCCGAGGAGGGCCTGGACGCCGAGGCGATCGCGCGGGAAGCCACGCGCGCCGAGGCTATCGTCAAGCTGTCCGATCAGATCCTGCGCGGCGTCGACCTGACATTGAAGGCCGCGAACATGGTCGCCATCCATGGCGAGCGGATCCTGCCCATGCTGCCCGCCATCGGCAACGGTTCCAAATGAGGGGCCATCGGATCATCTACAGCGCCGCGGAAATGGCTTGGCTCGCGGCCAACCGCACCCTGCCGCTGAGCGACTATCACGCGGGGTTCCGCGCCGCCTTTGCCAGGCCGGACGTGACGGCCGCCAATCTCCACGCCCTGCGCAAGCGCCGGGGCTGGCGCACCGGCCGCACGGGGCGTTTCGAAAAGGGCGCCGTGCCGGCCAACAAGGGCAAGCCGATGCCCTTTCATCCCAACAGCGCCGCGACCCGCTTCAGGCCGGGCAACCGAAGCGGGACGGCCCTGGCGATCTACAAGCCGATCGGAACCGAGCGATTGAGCAAGGAAGGCTACCTGGAGCGCAAGATCAATGACGACATGCCGCTGCGGCGCCGCTGGCGCGCGGTCCACCTGATCAACTGGGAGGCCGTCAACGGACCGCTGCCCAGGGGCATGGCGCTGAAATGCCTGGACACCAATCGCGCCAATCTCGACCCGGCCAACTGGTCCGCCATCCCCCGCGCCCTGCTGCCGCGCCTCAACGGCGGCCGGCAAAAGACGCGCCTCGCCTATAACGACGCGTCACCCGAGCTGCGCCCCATCATCCTGACCGTCGCCCGCCTCGACCACCAGGCCCGCACCGCGCGCGCCGGCAAAGGCGACCAGCCATGACCGCCGACGCCTCCGCCGTGATCTGGCGTCCGCCCGCCCACAAAGGCGCCTGCGCCCGCGACCCGAACGCCGGGCCGGGCACGTGCTGGCATTGGTGGGAAGGTTGCCCCCGCGCGGCGTGGCGCGGTTGTTTCAGCCTCTGGCGCGCAGCCAGATCATCAAGGGAACGCTGATGGCCGACAAATCCTCGATCGAATGGACCGACGCGACATGGAACCCGACCGTCGGCTGTTCCATCGTCTCCCCCGGCTGCACCCACTGCTACGCCATGCGCATGGCCGCGCGGTGCGAGGCGATGGGAATCGCCCACTACGCCGGCACGACGCGCGTGGTGAACGGCCACACCCTCTGGACCGGCCAGATCAACGCCGCCCCCGACCACATCCTGACCCAGCCCCTGCGCTGGAAACGCCCGCGCCGGATCTTCGTCAACTCCATGTCCGACCTGTTCGCCGAGGGCGTGAGCGATGAGACGATCGACAAGGTGTTCGCGGTGATGGCCCTGGCGCCGCAGCACACGTTCCAGGTACTGACGAAGAGGCCGGAGCGAATGCGGGAAGCGCTCAAGGGAATGGCGGAAAACCACCACGATCGCCTTTGGCAGACCGGCCTGTTCGAATGGATGAACGAGGATCGGCTGCCTTGGCCCCTCCCCAACGTCTGGCTCGGCGTCAGCGTCGAGGATCAGGCCCGCGCCGATGAGCGCATCCCGATCCTGCTCGACACCCCGGCGGCCGTGCGGTTCATCAGCGCCGAGCCATTGCTGGGGCCGGTGGCCCTGACCCAAATCCCGTCTCCGGTCGTGACGCCGGAGGATGAAGGCTATTGGCATTCATGCCTGGAGCGCAGCGACGTCCACTATTGCGAGGGCTTTCCTGACGTCCTCACCGGCCGCGAGATTGTTGAAGCGGTTGATGGCCCGATGATGGAGCGCCTTGACTGGGTCATCGTCGGCGGCGAAAGCGGCCCCGGCGCCCGGCCAATGCACCCCGACTGGGCGCGCCAGATCCGCGATGACTGCGCCGCCGCCGGCGTCCCGTTTTTCTTCAAACAATGGGGCGAGCACGTCCCCTGCCTCCGCGCCGACGATGGCGAGAAAATGGTCTGCCTGGAAGACGGAGCGGAGTCACTCGCGTTCGACGACGAGACCCGGCATCCGGTCATCAGGACTCACGGTCGCGAATTCTGGCGGATCGGCAAACGCGCCGCCGGCCGCCTCCTCGACCGCGTCGAGCATAATGGTATGCCCGGCTGATGGTTGCCTATTCCTTCAAAGCTCAGTTCGTCGACCTGATCGCGGCGTCCGCCAAACGCCAGACCTTGCGCAGCCCGCGCCGTCGCCACGCGCGCGCCGGCGAAACCTTGCAGCTTTACTATGCAATGCGCACGCGCCAATGCCGCCTGATCGGCACGGCGACGTGCAGCGCCGTGGCGATGATACGTCTAAACTTGGTGAGCGGCCGCGTCGAATTTCCCGAGACAGGGCCAGCGATCACCACGATCAGCGATCTGGATCATTTTGCCCGCCAGGATGGCTTCAACAACTGGTCGCGTCTCGTGAATTTCTGGGCCGATAACCATGCGGATATCGCGATCTGGGAAGGTGTGATCATTCGCTGGTCGGATTTCGCGGCCCCCTGATGCCCCGCGCCCCCGCCATCCGCGAAGCCGACATCAAGCGCGCGATAGCCGCGCTGAAGGCCAGCGGCGTCGATGTCATGCACATCGAGGTCCGTCCGGGCGGGGTCATCCGCGTCGTGCCCGGCGCGGCCTTGACGCCCGGCGAAAACACCCCTCACCCTGCCGACCTCGACAGCTGGCGGGCCGCGAAGAATGCCGCACGTGCGAATCAAGGGACTTAACAGCAAGTCGCGCACCCTGGCCGACGGCTGCCGCGTGACCTATTGGTGGGCGTGGAAGGGCGGCCCGCGCCTGCCCGGCCTGCCGGGCTCGCCTGAATTCCTCGCCGCCTATAACGCAGCCATCATCGACCGCCGCGCGCCGGCGCGCGAGACGCTGGCGGCCCTGGTCATCCGCTATCGCGCCAGCCCCGAATGGGCCGCCATGGCCCGCAGCACCCGCGCGCAATGGGTTCGCTGGCTGGACCGCATCCAGGATGCCGCCGGCGCGCTGGCGATCGGCGATCTGCCGCTGGCCGCGCTCGATGACCGCCGCGTGCGCGCCGAGATCCTCGCCTGGCGCGACCAGTTCGCCGCCAGCCCGCGCAACGCCGACTATGCCATCCAGGTGCTCAGCCGCGTGCTGGGCTGGAGCGTCGATCGCGGGCTGCTGTCGATCAACGCCGCCGCCGGCGTGCCTCAGCTGTACAGCGCCGACCGCGCCGACATCGTCTGGACCGCCGACGACATCGCACGCTTCCAGGCCGCCGCCGGCAGTCCGGAGGTCGGCTTTATCGTCCGCCTCGCCGCCCTGACCGGCCTGCGCCGCGCCGACCTCGCGACCCTCACATGGACCGACGTCGGCGCGCTGGCGATCGTGCGCCGCACGGGCAAGAGCCGGGGCCGCAAGACCGCCATCGTCCCCCTGCTGCCCGAAACCAGTCAGCTGCTGGCGCAGATCCGCGCCCAGGCCAACGCCCGCGCCGCCGAGCTGAAGCTGCCGATCGGCGCGCTCACCGTGCTGACCAACACGCGCGGCCGCCCGTGGTCCATCGACGGCCTCGAGCACCAGGTCATCGCCGCCAAGACACGCGCCGGCCTCACACACCTGCACCTGCACGACGCCCGCGGCACATTCGCCCTGCGCCTGCGCAAGGCCGGCCTGACCGGCCCCGAGATCGCCGACATCCTCGGCTGGTCCGAATCCCGCGTCGAGCGCCTGCTATCCACCTACATCGACCGCGACAGCATTGTCATGGCGCTGGCGAAGAGAATTGGAGGAACAAGCTGATGGACATTTCGAAATCTATACAAGGCATGATGGCGGCGTTCCGGCCGGTTAAAGCGATGACGATCGCCGTCTGGAATGCGATGCCGATCGGCGATCCCATGAAGATTGAAACACCAGAAGAGATTGTTATTTATATTTCGCCTGAGAGTTATAACGCGGTTCGCGCCTCTTTAGAGGCGGAATCCCCGCTTACTTACGATGTGCTGATAGCGATGCGACGCACGTTCGCCGGTTCTCCTGTAGTGTTCATGGCGCACCACACTGCAGAAGCCGATCGGTTGCGAGAGCTGTTTATCGACAAGTTATCCACGCTTGCACCAGTGGGAAAAACTGAAGGTGCTGCTCTATGACCGTCGGAGAATTGCGCAACACGCTGGGGGCTTTTCCTGACGACTGGATCGTAGTGTTTTCAGGCGAAGCCGACTATGTCGAATGCAGCGCGGCGACGCCCATCAGGCTAAGATCGGCGGAGGGCAGTGAAATGCGATGGTGTGACTATCGCGAAAGCGCCACGGGGCCGATCACGGCCGTGGCACTCGAAAACCAATGATCGTCCTGTTCGGCGTCGCTCTGCTGCTCGGCGCCATCGTCGGCGCGGTCGCCGACTCCAAGGGCCATCACTTCGTTCCCTGGATGATTTTCGGCGTGCTGTTGTTTCCCCTGGCGCTGCCGATGGTCATGCTGCTGACGCCGTCCAAAGCCGAGATCGAGCGCAAAGCCCTCGAGGACAACGCCGTCAAATGCCCGTTCTGCGCCGAAACCATTCGCCGCGAAGCCATCGTCTGCCGCTACTGCGGGCGCGACCTTCCGAACAAAACCGGATCATAAATTCCCGACTATCTCCCGACCGTTCCCCGCCCCCGAATTTTCCGGCCCATAAGTGCTTGATTTTATGGAGCGGCCGGCGGGAATCGAACCCGCGACATTCAGCTTGGGAAGCGGGCTGGATGGCAGGGATAACAGGTGCTTGATTCCCGACCGGGCGGAATCGGCGCGTTGATCGATAAGGGTTTTTTGACCGGTTTCCCGACTGGATTTGGGTGGGCGTTCGGGCGTATTGCGCGGGGGTGAGCGATGCCCCAACCCTGGCGGAGATTGCCGAACGGCGGCTGGATTTGCTGGTGTTCTGCGAGGCCTGCAGGGTGCTGCGGCCAGTGACGTCGCCGGCGCGGGACCCGGCGACTCGGATCGATGCCCTGCGCTTTCGCTGCGCCAGGTGCGGGGCGATCGGCGCGCCGTATGTCTTTGAGCCCGGCAGCGCGACGATGGGCCACGCGCGCATCTGGCCGCCGGAGGTTGCGCCACCCCCGGCGCCGTCCTAAATTCCCGGCCGTCCCATCCCCCCTGGGACGCGCGACGCGGCGCGCGGGGCGGCGGCCCGCCAACAGCGCCGCCCCAGCCTTCGGCCATCATCCAGGCACAAAAAAGCCCCGTCGGCGTGAGCCGGCGGGGCCAGGTGGCCGCGCGGAACGTCGGGCGCGCGGCTGGGAGGAACTTGGGGGTCGTCAGGCGGCGTCGGCGTCGATCTTGAGCCTGGCGGCATGCAGGTTCGCGCCGGAGGCGTTCAGCGCCGTCTCTATGACGGCGACGTCGTTTTGCGACAGATCAGCCTTGATCTGGTCATAGCCAGCCACGGCTTTGCCCCACAGGGCTTGCGCGGCGGCGATGTCGGCGAGGATGGTTTCGACGGTCGGCATGATGTTTCCCTATTTCAAGGCGACCGGCGAGACCGTCGCCAGCATGACGACGGACGCGGCGGGCGCCGGGTTGGCGCATTGCACAATCGGCGGGGCCGTGATGGGTGGCGGGGCAATGCCCTTTTGCGTGTCGGCGATCGCCACGGCGAGCAAACCGAGATCGGTCAGCACCGTCCCGACCGTGGCATAGTCCGCGCTCGCCCAGGCGCACCTCGCCGTCATCGACCAGGTATCCGCGTCGTCGACGAAGGGCCTGATCGACACGATCACGGATTTGGGAATGGCGCCGGCCTGATAGGCGGCGTCCGCGGCATTTGCAGCCGCTGTCACGCCGTCCTGAGCCGCCAGCAAAGTTTTGCCGGACGTAAGCTGCAGGGTGGAACATGCCGCCATCGACAAGGCGGCGAACGCGAGGAGGAGGCAGGCAAGCGCTGAATGTCTCATGAAATGTTCCTTGTTGCTGTGAAACCGCCGAAGTCTCGCCGGCGCTTACGCCGCCGGCGCGATCGCGGCCTTGGCGTTGGTGATGGCGGCGATCCGGGCGTCGGCGTCGGCCTGCAGCCGGGCGGCGAAGGCGTCGAGCGCTTCGTTGATGATCGGGATCAGTTCGGGCGCCAGCGATGGCGCGGCCAGGGTCACCGCACCGTCGACGGCGGTCTCGACGACCGACTCGGCTACACTGCGGATCTTGCCGACGGCGTCGATCGCGGCGGCCTGGTTTTCCGGCGGCAATGCGCCCAGCAGGCTTTCGAAATAGAGGGCGACGCCGTGCAGCGTGGCTTTGATGTCCATGGTCAGATGTCCTTTGCAGGGGGTGAATCGGGTATCGGCGGATAGGCGCGGCAGCGCGCGGCGGAGCCGAGCGCGGTCAGCGCGGCCTCGATGTCGCGGGCCAGCACGGGGCAGCAGGCGTCGGGGGTGTTGGCAAGCACGGCCGCCTCGAGGCGGGCGCGGGCGTCGTGCGGCAGGGTCAGGGCTAAAGCCCGGCCGCCTGGAAGTGCATCGGGTCCTGTTTCGAGAACGTCCCGCCCCAGGTCCATTGCTCGGCCGCGAACATCGCCACCACCTCCGCCGGCATCCGGTGCGTGGTCGATCCGAACTGGTTGTTGCCGGGGTCGAGGTCGATGGCGCAGCCCCAGCTGTGCATGGACAGCGCCGCGCCCCCGCGCATCAGGCGGAAATTATAGGCGCCGCCGAACAGGTGCAGGCCGTACCGCTCGATGTCCGGCGGCGCATAGCGGTGCGCGATCGCGCCCAGCACGCGGCCGAGGCTGGCGGCGACCAGGCGGTGACAGCGGATCGAATGCACCGGCACGCTCGGCGCCCAGGCCAGCACCATCGGATAGGGCGGCGCGATGGCGACCAGGTGCGCGGTCTCCCACGCCGGATCGGCCGCGCCGTCGGCGCCGTCGGGGTTGCCGTAAAACGGGTTGAGCGTCGCCGGATACTGGCGCGGCCACAGGTTCATAGGATGCCTCTTGGAGTGGTCGCCGGCTCGGCGATGAAAGGGGTCAAAGGGGCGCCCCGCAGGCGATCACGACGAACGAAACAGCGGTCGCCAGCGCGATGGCGGCCCAGGCGATCGCCCGGGCCATGGATTTAGGACCCCGTCGCGGCGCCGGTCGCGGCGGCCATGGCGGCGGTCAGGAACGGCCACGCGGCCGTGAGGGCTTTCCAGGCCAAAAATGCCCCCGGCACGGAAGCGGCAAAGGCCGCCAGCGCCTTCCAGACACTGACCCCCGCCAGCGTCTTGCGGCCGCCCTCGGCGCCCAGCGCCTTGATCAGCGTGGCCTGGTTGACCTCCAAATTATCAAACCGCTTTTCGGTCGCGGTCTGGTCATGTTCAAGCCGCGTGGCCACCTTGCCCTGTGTCGCGGCGATGGCGCCGATTTGCTTTTCCAGGCGCGCGAAGCCCGCGGCGCTGGCGAGCTTGTGGTCTTCCAGACACTGGTGATTCTGATGCAGCGCCTTGACGATGTCGCCATGCGACGCATCTTCGGACAGCAACGCCATTTCGCCCATTCTCGCCCCTCGCTCAGGTCGTTCTTGCCGTGATCCGCACCCGGCCGTTCGCGCCGAAGCCGCCGGGGCCCGCGCCGAAGCCGCCCGCGCCGCCGCCGCCGGGCGCGGTGCCGTTGCCCCCGATCACCGTCTGCGCGCCGCCGCCGTTGCCCGCGCCACCGCCGCAATAGTAATAGGGCGTGCCCGAACCGGATCCGCTGGTGTTGGTGTCGCCGCCGCTGGCCGTGCCACCGCTCGTTCCGCTGGCCGCGCCGGCGGTCAGCGCCGGACTGGTGACGGTGCTGTTGGTCCCGGGCGCGCCGATCACGCCGGCGATGGCCGTGGTTCCTGGCGTGACGCTGATATGTTTCTTGACATAGCCGCCGCCGCCGCCGCCGGCGCCTGGCACATAGCCGCCAAAGCCGGTCGGGGTGCCGTTCGCGCCGATAGCGCCCGGGCCCCATTCCTCGATGTCGACGAAGCCCGGCGCGGAGCCGACCACGGTATAGCTGAACGACCCGGGCGTGCTGCTGTCATAGAGCACCGTGCCGTCGGTGATCGTCGTCGAGACGGTCAGGCTATAGGCCGGCGCATCGATGGTCGCGCCGCTGTCAGTGTTGTTGATGACGGTGATAATCCCGGTGTTGGTCCCGGCGGTCGAATCGCTGGCGACGAACGCCAGGGTGTCGCCGTTGCTGACGGTCAACGTGCCGCCGCTGGTGATCGAGACCGGCGCGCCGCTGTTCTGCACATAGGACAGCGTCGCCGTGCCGGTCCAGTTAACCTGGAAGACCACGGCGCTGGTGATGCCGCTGATGGTCTGGGTGTTGGTCGAGCCGGTTGTCGGCACGCCGCCGCTGGCGCTGATGTCCGTCCATTCGATGGTCGCCGGCGTCACGCTGGATCCGCCGCCGCCGCCGCTGAAAGCGCCGGCCGTGACGTTGCTGATCACCAGCTCGGTCCCCTGCACGCCGCGCACCAGGTACGACAGACCGATGTCATAGGCCGCGCCGCTGGCCAGACTGGTGATCTCGATGCGCGTGGCCACCGGCGCCGGCGGCGCGCCGTAATAGTTCCAGGTCCCCGGGCCCGCGTGCAGCCGATAGCGCACGATCAGGTCCGACGCGGCTGGATTTTCCATCATACCCGTGACGACGATCGCCGGGGTGTCGACGCCGGCGTTGCTGATCGTCGCGCCGATCGCCGTCCACGGCGGCGACGCCGGCGCGCCTGCATAGAAGTCCACGCCGGTCAGCGTCGGCTGCGGCGGGGCGGTTCCGGTCTGGCCCAGGGCGAAGGCGTGCTTGGCGGACGTCTCGCTGCGCGCGGTGATCATCAGCGTCGGCGCGCCCTGGCCGGCGTCGATCTTGCGACCCAGGACCAGCACATCCTGACTGTTCAGGCCCAGTTCCGGCTCGTTGATGGTGATACAGTCGCCCGGTTGCAGGCCCAGCCATTGCGGCTTCAGCGGCAGGGTGATCGGGCCGAATTCGCGCGCGTCCTCGATAGCGTACCGCGCCAGTTGCGCGGCGTGATTGACATCCTGCACCAGCGGCATGCGGATCGACTTAGTCCGCTGTCCCCCGTCAGCCGCGATATAGTCGGTGACGACGATCGGCTCGGCCGGCACCAGCTGCCATTCGTGCGGCTCGCTCTGGTAGGTCGGAATCACCCGGTTGATGCGGTCTCGCCGGGCCACCGTGCCGGGCACGGATGCGGCGGCGGTGATGTCCGCGCCGGTCAGCGTGGCGATGGAAACGCGGGGCGTGTTGACGATGCAGCTGATCATCGCGCCGATCCGCGCCGGCGCGCCGCAGCCGGCCTGCAGCATGCCGAGCAGCACGTCCCATTTTGAATCGGTCGAGAACACCTGGCCGCCGACGGTCCAGCCGTTGGCGTCGGCCACATTGGCCCCGGTGACGAACGCGGCGACATCGATGGCGGTGATCGGCGCGCCCAGGCCCAGCACGCGCTGCCCGTTGGCCGTGACGCCAATCAGCCAGGTCAGCGCGTGCAGGAACGGGTTGCGGCTGAATACCCAGGTCGTCGGGTCGGCGGCGCGCTGCGAACCCGAACCGCCGGGAAAGGTCGAATCCAGGCGCGGATCATAGACGGGCTTGCCGCGCACAACCCACAGAGGCTTGGGCGTCCCGGTCGGAAACGCCGCGCTGTCGGCCTGCAGCACCCAGCGGCTCGCCGCCAGCCCGGAAAGCTGATTGGACGATCCCCATTCGGGCACCGATCCGGTGCCGGCCGGCGCGGGCAGCGCGCTCGCCGGCTGCGGCCCCTTGCTGAACAGCTGCCACATCCGCGACAGCCAGCGCGGGCCGGCATAGCTGCCCGCCGCGGCCCAATAGTTGGTGTCGCTGGGGTCATGGCCGACACCCGGCGGGGTCGCCACACAGATATAGATCGATCCCAGATAGCTGACGCCGTCGTTGATCTGGTATTGCGTCGCGCCGGAATAGGTCGACCGCCAGTTATAGCCCAGCTGCGTCGCCGCGCCGGTCGATGCGTCGAAGGTCACCGGCACATTGTTGGCCGTGAAGCTCTCTATCGCGTCGACCGGCCCGGCGCTCAGCACCGTGATATAGTGCAGCCAGGTATTCTTGCCGTCGTTCGACGTATCGGCAAAGACGATGTTGCCGCCGACGCCGGCGCGGCCGATCACATAAGGCAGGCCGGCCGCCGGGTCCGCCTTGAAGGTGACGACCCCGCCGCCCAGGTTGGTTTTCGGGCTGAACAGGCTGGCGATGGCGGAGATCGCCGCGATCGCGCCCAGGCCCAGCGCCAGGGGCACGACGAAGTCGGCGATGGCGAACGCCGCGGCGCTGCCGCCCAGCGCGGCGCCGAGCGCCAGCTCACCCACCAGTGTCACATAGGCCCCAACCGTCGCGATCGCCGAGCCAATGGCCGCGACGATCGCCACAACCGGGGGCTAAGGACCCTCCCGTGGCAAGGGCGCGGCACGCCATGACATGTATTCCACGCCCTCCGCCGCCATGATCGGCGGGTAGATGTGGCAACGATGACCGTCGCCGTTGTCCATGAAGCCGAGCGCGCGGCCATTGCCGATCACGATCGACAGCGCCACCGTCAGCGGCTGGTCGGGATGGCCGAAGCCCAGGATATCGCCCGGCAACGCCGCCGCCGGCGCGATGCGCGGCAGTTTCAGGTCGTCGAGCACGTCGGCCATGGTGGCGAAACCCAGCTTTTGCAGGGCCTTCCAGGCGCTGACCGGCGATTGATAATATCCAAACCGGCCCGCGCCAGGCGCGTGGCCCATCTGTTTCAGGTGAAACGCCGCCAGCGTCGCGCAGTCGGCCTTACCCCACTTGAAGGGCTTGCCCTTCATGGCGTTGACCGTCGTCTGCGTCGCCGCCACGCGCGCCACCAGATGCGGCTGGTCGTTGAAATCAGGATAGTCGGGATGCGCCATCAGAAGCCCAGCCCATAGCCGCCGCCGCCATAGCCGTGGCCGCCGTATCCGCCGCCCTGGCCATAGCCGGGAATGTTGCTGTAGTCGGGCGATCCGCCGATCACGTCGTGCACGACGACGGGCCGCGGCCCATCAGTCCCCCACGGCAGCTGCGTCTGCACCTCTGTGACATATTCCAGGCCCAGCTCGCCCGGCCAGATCGCCTGATGGCTGGCGTCGCTCAGCAGGATGCCCTCGTCGACATCAAAGAAACGATCCCAGGCCGACTCCGCGTCGATCTTCACCGCGCGGATTCCTCGATCGGCAACCAGCGTGCCGACGTCCAGAAAGCCAAGCCACGCCACATAGGGCGTGCCGATCACCGCGCCGGTCGCCCGGTTGATCGCGCCGAAATACAGCGTCACCGGCGAGCCCTGCGCCAGCCCGCTGGCCAACGCCGCCGCGGCGGTGTTGCTGGGCGGGAAAAGCTGAAAATTGAGATGCGGCGCCTCCGCCGACACCCCGTCCGAAAACGCATCCGGCGGCGCCATCGCGCCATAGGTCGCATCGTAGCCGACGAACGTATTGCCGTTGATGGTCACCTGCCCCGAGCCGTCGACCAGCCGCAGGTTGAACGCCGGATAGAGAATCTCGATGGCGAAAAACACCAGCGGCGCGTCCGCCGTCAGCGCGGTCTGCAGGGTGGGGTCGAGGTGCGTGGACATCTCAGGCCACCTCTTGGATCGTCAGTTTGGTTGTGAACCAGGCCAGCCGGTCCAGTGTCCAGCTTTCGCTCTGGCCCTGGGCGAAGCCTTCGATCTGCGGCGTTGCGAAATGCAGCGCGGCGTTGTCGGCCGGGCTGGCGCGCAGCATCGGCGCGATCGACAGCGTCGTCTGGCCCGATCCGTTGACGCTGGCGGTGTCGGTCAGCACGTAGAGATAATTGCGCGAGCCGACGACCAGCGAAAAGAACGTGCCGGCGACCAGAGTCGTGATCGACGGCGTCAGGCCGTCGATAACCAGAGACGTGCCGGTCTGGCTTGCGCCATTAACCAGCGGCGTGCCCAGCGAGGCGGTAAACGCCGGCTGCGGAAAGCTGGCCAGCAGCGTCGCGCCATTGGCCCGCGCCTTGAATAGCGCCGCCAGGAACGGCCCGGCCAGCGGCAGGCTCATCGTCGGAAACACCAGGTCGACCGACCAGCGGCTGCCCAGCCGGGAAAACCGTTGCGCCACGCCGCCCAGCGGCGGGGTGACATCGCCGCCGAAGTCGATCAGCCGCGGCGTCGCGCTCAGCGGGTACGGTATGGTTGGCAGGGCTTGCGACATGTCAGCGGATCTGCAGGCTCGCCGAGCGCGCGGCCATCTGCGGAATCAACGCCTGCGACACCCGCACCGCCGCCGCCGCGCCGTTCGAGGTGGCGCGCTGTTCGGCCTGCGCCGCCAGGGCGTTCATCTGGTCGAGCAGGTCCTGCGTCATCACCGCACCCCGCAGATCGAAATTGAGCGTGTTCGACACCTGACCCATGCCCGGCGACACGCTGCCCAGCGCGTTCAGCACGTGGTTGGGAATGATCTGCGCGCCGCGCGGCACGTTCATCAGCTCCGGCCCACGCTCGCCGACCATCGCCAGGCCTCCCGGCGCGGAGGGGGTGCCGTCGGCGAAACCGAGGAGATGACCGAACAGCGCGCCGAACAGACCGCCGCCGCCGCCGCCGCCCGCGCCGCCCGCGCCGCTCAACAGCCGGGTAATACTGCCCGACAAAGAGTCGATCAGGTTTTCCTCCAGGCGTTGCGCCATGAATTGCGCCAGCCCCGGCCAGCCGCCATGCACCGCCGCCTCCAGCGCGCCATGCACGGAATTGTAATAGGTCTCGTAAAGAAATTTGCCGCTGTCGGCCGACTGCTGTTTGGCCAGCGCATCTTTCTGCGCCTTCGCCTGGGCGGCTGTGATGTCGCCAATGCTGGCGGAGCGATCCAGCTCCGAGCCCTTGATATCGGCCAGCTGCTGCTGCCGCAGTTTCAGGATCTGTTCTTCCAGAGGCCGCCGCTCATGCCCGTTCGCGGCCATCGCCGCCTCGTCGGTCAGTTCCTGGATCTGCGCATCGGTGCGGGCCTTATAGGCCGCGATTTCCTTGTCCTCGATGGCGAACGCCGCCTGGCGCTTCAGCAGCGCGTCCTTTTCATCGGCGGCCGAACGGATCAGCGTCTCGGCGCGACTGGCGTCGGCGCGGTTCATCTTGCCGCTCGCCACCTGCGATTCGATGTCGGCGATCTTGTGCGCGGTCTCGGCGTCCAGTAGCTGGCGCTCGATCTGCGTCCGCAGCGCGACATCTTCGGTCAGCGCCTGGCGCGCCTTCAGCTCGTCCTGCAGCGCCGCCGCGATGGCGTCCTGGCCGCGCCGGGCGATCTCCTCCGGGTTTTCCCCCCGGCTGCCGCGCGATCCGCGCGACGTCCCCGACAGCAACGCTGTCGCCGCCGGCGGCTTCTCGCCATAGGCGCCCTGCCATTCGCTGTTGGGCGACCACTGGCCGCGATCCAGCGCGGCAATGCCGTCGCGCAGGCGGTCGTTGCGGCCTAGCCGCGCCAATGCGCCAAGCGGATTGAGCCCGAAAATGTTGCCACTGGCCAACCGCACGGCGGCCTCGCCGCCGGCATTCATCGCCGCGTTCAGCGCGGGTATCTTGTGCATCTGATCGATCAGACGCGAAATCGGTTCAAGGGCGTCGCCGCATTCCTGGATGAACTTCGCCAGCGCTTCCGCGCCGTGGCCGATATTCATCGCCACGTCGCCGACGATCGGCGCCAGATCGGCGAACGCCGTTTTCAGTTCGTGGTCGATGATTTCGGCGGCGACATGCATCTTCTCGGCCGCCTCGGCCGAGCGTTTGATCAAATCTTCGTCGGCGACCAGTCCATATTGATGCGCCTCGGCGATCAGCTCCGCCAGACCCTCGCGGCCCTTCAGCAGCGCCGGCAGGATCGGCGTGATATCCAGCCGCGCCGCAAGGCCCGCCCGTTCCGCCGCCGGCAGCGACGCCAGCTTGTCGGCGATCACCGGCAGGATGTTGGTCACGTCACCCAGCCGCCGCAGCTGATCGGGCGAGATGTTCAGCGCCTCAAAAATCTTGGCCGTCTTCGGCCCGGCAACGCCCGACTGCACCTGGCCGATCTTCTCGTTCAGCGCACCCAGCGACTGGCGGAACGCGTCCGTCGAGATGCCGGACACGACGGCGACGTGATCGAACTCTTGCAGCGCGGTCGTCGAAACGCCAATCTTCTGGCTGGTCTTTTCGAGACTTTCGGCCCATTCGGCCGCCTTGATGGCCTGTTCGACGGCCAGCCCGGCCGCGGCGATCCCGGCCGCCGCGGCGATCCCGGCCATTCCCAGCGGCTCAAGCGCGGAACCGAAGATGCGCAGCCGCTCGGACCCCGCATCGAGCACGGCCAGCCGCGACGAGTCGAAAACCCTGTCGAGCGATTTCTCGATGTTCGCGCCGTCGAAGGCCTTCTTGATCTCGCCCGCCGCGCCATAATGAGCGCGCACAAGCCCCTGCAGTTTCGTCAGGATCTTGTCCGTCTTCGCGTCGAACTCGACGACGAGACGTTCCAGCTGTTCGCCGTCAGGCATCGGTCGCCCTCAATGCAAAGTGGCCGCGAATTCCATCGCGGCCTCGTGTTGTGCTTGTGTCGGCGGTTTGGGGCCGTGGTCGGCTGGCGTGTTGGCGCGCTTCCAGCCGGCGAAGCATGCGCCGAATTCCCACAGGCTCATCTGGCCCACCTGGCGGGGCGTGTAGCCCATTACGGCCCCGGCGCCGTAGAGGTTGGCGAAGCGGATCTTGCCTTTGGCGAGCGGCGGCTCGGCTTTCGCTTCGCCGCCCTGATCTCCCCCAGGCTGGGTTCGTCCTCGACCTGGCTGAGAGACGCCTCCAGGATCAGGAAGGCCACGGGCGCAAAGGTCCAGCTGACCTTCGGGTCGAATTCCGCGCGCATGATGACGCCCGCCATCGTCGGGGTCTCTCCGCCGCCGATCAGACCCTGCAGGATCACTTCGCGGATGTCGTCGATCCGCCACGCGCCCAGCAGGTTGTTGGCCAGCATCTGCTGAAACGTCAGCCGCGCCTGGATCGCCCGCACGATCGGGGCTAACCGCTGCAACAGCTCTCCCGGCCCCGCGTCGCATTTTTCCTGCACCTTGCGCAGCTCGTCGATGCCCAGGCGAAACGTGCGTTCCTCCGGCCCGAACGGCAGCGCGATCTCGCCGTGCCGACTCACGATCAGGCGTTCGCGGCGACGGCCGTGGTGCTGGCCTGTTCGATGGTGATGTTGCAGGTCTGCGAGTCCCCGCGCGTGCCGGTATCCTGCACGCTGGTGCAGACAAACGCGCCGGTCACCGTCCACCCGCCCTGCGCGCCGGCCAGGTTCTGGATGACCTTGCAGTTCTTCGCCAGGCCGCTTTTGTTCCACTGAATCAGCTGCAGAAATGATGGCGCATCCGTTACGCCGGCGCCTGTGAACTTCGTGTCTGTCGATTTGATGATCCGCACCACTTGCGCGGGGTTCGTCGGGGTGACGCAATCGGCGAGTTCGGTCGTCGACGCGGTCGCCGTGAAGTCGATCGACCGTTGAGCATTGATCGAGCAAATGGACGTGAACACTTCCGGCGTGGCGCCGTTGCCCAGTTGCAGGACGAGAAGTGCGCCATCGGCATTGGCGACGTAGGACATGGAGTTTGCTCCTATAAAGGCGAGGCTTGCGAGGTCCGGAACCCGGGCCCGATGGTGTATTTGAAATTCAGCACCACCCGGCGCGTCAGGCCGTCAGGCTCCGCGCGCGGCATGGATGAGACGAAGGTGTGCGAGATGACGCCAAAGCCGATGATCGGGATATAGGCGTCCAGGGCGTTGCGAACGGCGGCGGCGATCAGCTTGGCCTCGCGATAGCCCGGGTAACGGCTCCAGACCTCGACCTTCACCTGCGCTTCGCTGGGGTCGTAATACTGGTTGGTGTGACCGATGATCTGGTCTTCGCCGATCGTGATATAGGGGAATGCCGCCGTGTCGATCCTGCCGGCGGGGTCGAGCGGCACGCGGTCATAGACGGCGGCCGATCCTGACGGGAACGCCGCGTCGACGCCGGCGTCGGCCATCAGCACGGCATAGATCGCCGCCTGCAGGGCGACGGCGGGATCGGTGTAGGGCATCTATCCCAGCCCCGCGGCATAGGCCTTCAGCTTCGCATTGACCGCGCGGGTCATCCGGCCGGCGAACAGTTTCTTGTTGACGCGCCATGTCGTCCACCAGAACGGCTTGGCCGGCACGTGATGGCCGTCGGGCGTCATGTGGCCATATTCGAGGTGCGCCGGATAGGGCGCCTGCGGGCCGCCGATGCTGACCCGCACGCTGCCGGGGTTCTTGCCCGGATCCTTGGTCAGGGTCGACACCAGGTGAACCGGGTGCTTGCCATCCGTCTCGATCGGCACGATCGTGGCGACCTTCTGCATGAAGTCGAGCGCATTGGCGTTGTTGGTGGCGACGATGGCGTCGCGCGCGGCTGTCGGCAGCGCGTTGAACTTCCGTTCCAGCGCCTCGAGGCCCGTGATCTTGACGTCCATCAGGTCGCCACCCCGCGTTCGAGCTGCAGCAGTATCCACTGCCGCCGCTGGTCCATGTCCTCGGCGAAATGCACGGCGTAGACCCGTGTCGTGTCGCGCAGGTCGACGACCTGGTCGCCGGGGCGAATGGTCTTCGTCAGGCTGTCCCAGCGCACCCAGCAGTCGAAGACGCCGGTGCCCTGCAGTCGCATGGCGATCACCTCGACGCCGCCGCCGCGCCTGGGCCGCATCGGCTCCAGCTTGGCCCAGCGGCTGGCGATCAGCGTCGACCAGCTGTTCGAATAGCCGCCCGCCCCGTCAGAGGTCTGGTTGAGGCGGTTGACCGCGATCCGGCTGCGCAGTTCCCGCGCCGTCGGACCCACCAGCGGGCCGTTCTGACTGAGGATCGCCATCGGCTTGCATCTCCCTGCGCGTCGGCGCGGCAACTTCCTGGCCGACGCCGGCGGCGATCAGCGCCTCGAGGTGTTCGCGCCGAACCGGCACGCGCATCCCGGCGACGAATTCGATCGTCGCCTGGTGACCCAGCCGCAGATCGAAGTCGCTGTGGATCTCCACCCAGGCCATTTAGGTCGAGGTGCCGACGATCAGGATGTCATAGGTGACCGACGTGCCCGCGCCGCTGTTGGCGATCTGGAACTGGTCGGCGGTCGAGGCGGTGACCGCCCAGCCCGCGCCGGTCGCGTTGGTGAACACCACCATCTCGCCGGGCGGAACGCCGACCTTGTGCGTCGCGCTGCTGAACGGGCCGTTGAACGTGTTGGACGCCGCGCCGCCGATCTGCACATTGTTGGTGTTGCCCGCCGCCGCGCGGACGATGATCAGCTTGACGTGCAGCAGGCTGACGCTCGCGCCGAAGCGGTCGGTCAGCGCGGCGTTGAGGTCGAGGATGTCGGTGCCCGACGCGGCAATGGTGCGGGTATCCTCGAACACCGTGTCGGCCTGTCCGGTCGAGGTGCCGGCCAGCAGCTGATAGAGCGACTGGATGTTGAAGCTCTCGCTGAGCGAGCCCAGCTTGCCGGCGCCGACATTGCTGCCGGTGACGCTGAGCTGCAGGGTCAGGTTGGGTGAGGACATGGGAAGATCTCCGAAAGGTCAGGCCGGCGGCCAGACGACATAGGGGGCGAGCAGCATTTCGACGGCGGTCGGCGTGGCGATCGCGCTGGCCTCGTCGCCGCGCTGTTCGTTCAGGAAGCCGATCATCATCTGGATCGCCAGGCGGATCGGCTCGGGCACGCTGGCGGGATTGTCGCCATAGCCGGCGATCCAGTCGATCTGGATGCCGTTGGCCACCCGCAGCGGGATCGGCCAGACGATGCCGCGACGCAGGACGATGCGGCCCAGCGTGCGGGTGGTGTCGACGTAATAGAGCGACGGGCTGAACGTCGTCGGGTTGTCGGAATCGTCATAGGTGATCAGGTCGGTGATCGACTGGAGCGGCGGCTTTTCCAGCTGCACGAAGCGTTTCAGCACGCCGCCGTTCAGCGGATCATACGGCCACCAGTTCAGGAACCCGCGATAGGTGCGCGTGATCAGCGCCCGGCCGGTATGGGTTTCGATGTGCTCCGTCGCCGCGGCGATCAGGGCGGCGATGCGCGGATCATAGTCGTCGGTGTCGATGCTCAGCTGCAGCTTCGCCTCGGCCGTGGTGACCGGGTACTGCGCGGGCGGCGTGATGACGATCGGGTTCATTCCTTGAAGCCCCGAACGGTCAGGCCGCGCAGCGCCGTGCGCCCGTTGGCCGTGACGATGGTGTTTTCCAGCGCATAGATCGCGCCGAAGGCGACGCCGGCCATGTAGATATAGGTTCCGGTCGTGTTGAATCCGGTGTTGCTCAGCGTCGGCCCGCTGGGCGCGACGGTCCAGCTCGACGTCGTGATCGTGTCGCCGTTAAGCCACGCGGTCCAGTCGATCTGATAATCCAGCGTCTCCGCCGGGTCCTGCAGCAGCACGGCTTCGGTCATCGGTCAGGCCGTCAGTTTCTGCGACAGCATCGTCGCCCAATCCGGCTTGGTGTGCCAGTTGCCGCCGGAATCTTCCCAGGTCACGCCGATATCGTCCTGCAGCAACGAACTGCTGTTGTACGGCGTCGACCACACCCAATAGGCCCAGCCGATGCCGGCGGCGTTGCAGTTGTCGGCCAGGTCGCCCGCCCAGGTGATCGCGTTGGGCGTCCCGCTGATGATGCCGAACTGATCGACCCACACCGGCACATTGGCCGACACGCTGAAATTGACCGCCACGCCCAGCAGGCCGTTCAGCCACCCCTTGTCCATCGTCACCGTCTGACCGGCGCCCGGATAGGTCGCCACCGCGTTCGGCTGATCGCCGCGATAGTCGTGGTACGTGCCCGGATAGGGCGTCAGCGGCGTCTTGCCGTCCTTGACCTGCTTGACATAGTTGCCGTCACCCAGATTGGTCGAGGTGCTGGCCAGCTCATAGAAGTTGATCACATAGACCAGGTCATCGACGTCCGGCATCCACATGCTGGCGACGTTGCGCGGGCTGTAGTTCTTGCACGCGCCGACCGCGCAGATCCGCAGCGGATCGACCGCTCGCACCACATCGATCGCCTGCCGATAGACCGCCATCGCGGCCAGTGAATTATAGGGATCGTTCAGCGGCGAGGGCTCGACGATCAGTTCGAACCAGGCAATTTTTGGGTGAGTCTTGTAGCGCTGCGCCAGGAACACCCACAGCTCGAGGAACTGCGCATTGACCAGCGGGTCGGTCCAGAACGAATTCGAGCCCGGGTGCATCGCCAGATCGACCCACAGACCCGCGCCCGTGGCGTCGGCGATCTTCATATCGATGTCGGCCAAAAACCCTGGGTCGATATTGCCCGGCGCGTTGGGGTTATAGCTGTCCTGTCCGCTTTCCGGCGGATAGTACGGCGGGGTCAGGCTGGCGTTGTCAAACCAGCGGAATTCCAGACGCGCGATATTGGCCCCCAGCGCCGCCTGCGCCGCGCCATCGCCCATCCGCCACGCCCGGTTCCACGAAAAGCCCCGCGGAACAAACGGCTGGCCATGCTCATCCAGAATATCCCGCCCCGAAATCGACAACCGCGGCGGATAGACCGGCGGCGGCGGCCGCGCGCCGGCGGAGACATTGGCCCTGCTCATCGGCGATATGCTCCGTCTGTCCGCGGCGGCCGCTGACCGCGTGCGCGCCTGGGCCTGCACCCGGCGCGATGGATAGGCCGCCGGCCCAGGCATTACCGTCAGCATGGGGGCCATCAGCAGACCGGGGTTTCCGCCGGCGGGCTCGACAGCAGGTAGCGGGTCGGCGCGGCAATGAACGCCTTGAAGGCGACTCCGCTAGGCAGCAAGGTTCCGTCGCTGGCCTGCAGCGAGACCGCGTGCGCGGCGCCGGGCGTGGCCGTGGTCGGCTCGATGCCGGACGCGCCGATCGAATAGAGGCCGGCCATCAGCGACATCTGGTCGGCCCAGCTGGCGCTGTAGTTGTTGAACTGATTGACGTAGGGCCGCAACCCGGTCTGGCTCATCACCAGCAGCAGGCCGCCCAGCTTGGCTGCGGGCGGCACCTGGTAGACGTGAAAGTTGACATAGGCCATCCACGGCCGCGCCGCATAGCCGATGACCAGCTGCTGGTACTTGCGCATCTGCAGATAGAGATTGCCGCCATAGGTCAGGAAGGTGCCCGAGCCGTCGCAGGTGGTCGGCAGCTTGTTGGCGGCGAACGCAGACTGGAACTCGCTCTTGATGAAGGCTCCGGCCCCGACCACGTCGGCCTGCCGCCTGCAGGCGACGGTGGCGCAGGTCTCCCACAGATAGTCCCATTGATTGAGCGCGGTGCCGGTGTTGGTCAGCCCGCCGTTGGTAACGGCAATATGCAGCGGCGCGGCCACCGCCTCGACCAGGTCGAGCATGTGCAGATAGTCGGTGGTCGAGGGGTTGTTGTTGATCGCGTCTTCCTCGGCGCTGACGCTGATCAGGTCGATGGTGATGCCGGTGGCCTGAAAGGCGGCGATGGTCGCGGCGATCCGCGCCTTGGCCGCCACGTCGCTTTCGAGAAACGGCCCGAAATCCTGATTGTTGTTGTCGCTGACGTTGAGCAGGGTCAGCTCCATGCTCATGCCCAGCGCCTTGGCCGAGGTCGCGGTAGCGACGGTGTTGCCGCCGATGGTCGCGTGCACGTACTGCGAAACCACGGTGTCGAGGGCGACCGACGGGACGTTCTGCGACACCGCCGTGATGGTCGCCGTTCCCGGCAGCCCGGGCAGGGCCGCGCTGCTGACGATGTCGCCAACGTGGAAGATCGCGGAGAATGGCGCGCCGGTCGCGCCGTCAAGCTGCCAGGTTGCGCCGGAACCGGCGGGAGCGAGGCCGGCCGGGTCGATGTTGTTGGTGGCGTTCTCGCACACCGGGTCGTGCGGCGCGGCCTGCGTGCCGAGATCGCACAGCGGGTAGAACATCGGCACCTTCAGCCGGATGCGCGTCACGCCCAGCGCCGTCGCCGAGGCGATCAGCGAGCCGCCCGGGCAGTTGGCGTCACAGGAAATGCCGTAGGCCAGCTGCGCGGCACGGGCGCCCGTCGCCAGCAGCAGGGCCAGGGCGGCCAGACGTAGCACCTTGATCACTTCTCGACCCGGTAGAAGTCCAGCTTCAGCGTCTCGCCTGAACTGGCCTTGGTGCCGGTGATCGAGACGTGCGCCGTCGCCGTGGTGTCGATCGCCCCGGCCTGCACCGCGCCCGTTCCAGCGCCAGGCTGGCCGGTGGCGGCGGCGCCGACCTGCACCCCGGTCGAGGTGTTGCAGATCATCGTCACATAGTTGGCGGCAATGTTCGACGCGGTCGAGTTGCTGATCGACAGAAAGCCGTTGCCGGTCCCGGCGGTGGCGCCGAAGCGCACCTTCATCGTCTTCGAATTGGTGCTGCCGGTGAATTCCCAGCCGGTCGTCACACGCAGGCAGCCGGTCGCGCCCAGGGTGTTGGCGGGAATCACCACGTCGACCAGCGTGTCCTCGCTGGTGTCGGCCGGGGTGACGAAACCAGCACCCGACTGAGCGATGACGTTGGACGCCGCCGGGATATCCAGGCCGCCGGCGGCCAGCGCCGGGCCGGTCTCCAGCGCCAGCGCCAAGGCCAGCGAAAGGCGCATCGCGCGGATCACGGCTGCACCGCCGCCAGCAGCGAGTTGGCGCCGGCCGCGCCCACCTGGGTCTTGACCATGCCGGGGGTCGTCGAATAGCAGGCGGTGATGCCGGCGGTGAACGCCAGCCCATAGGGGCCGGTGTAGTTGACCGACCAGTTGCCGGCCGCGGGAATGTCGATGCTGTCGACCAGCACGCCGCCGCTGGATTTCCAGGTCAGGGTCCCGTCGGCCGGAATGCTGGCGCTGTCATACAGCTGCAACGTGTAGACCCCCGCCGAGCGCCCGCGAATGTTGTACAAGCTGCCGGCCGCCGTCTTGAAGATGCTGCAGACCGCATAGCCCGTGATCGCGGTGGTGCCGTCGGTTGTGCCGGCGCTGAGCGTCAGCCCATATTGCGACTGGCCTGTCGGGGCCAGGATCACCGAGCCGGTCACCGTCGACGGCCCGCAGCTGGTCGGCACGCCGGTGATGGCGTCGACGCAGACGACCTCGGTGGCGTTCGATGCGGCGTTGTTGTTGCCAATCGAGCGATTACCGGAAAACGCCGACACCGGCGCGCAAGCCAGCGCGACGGTGCAGATCCACGTCAGGAAAGGGTTCATCGATGGATCTCCGCCGCCGCGCCGAGCCGGGTCGCGCCTAAAGGACTTGCGTCTGGCTGGTCGCGGCGTTGCTGCCGGCGCCGAGGTTGCGCGGGTCGAAGCCCAGCACCAGGCCCGCGATTACTGCGGCGGCGGTCGCCGGGGTGATGGTCAGCTTCACGAACTTGAAGCCTCCCGCGATGTCGAGGTCCTCCTGGCGCAAGTTGATTACCACCTGTTTGGACGAACCCGAGCCGGCCTGGGTCAGCTGGGTGATCGCCTTGGCGTTCAACGCCGGCGGGCTGGCGATGTTCTTGGCGCCGGTGCCGCTGGAGTCGGTCGCCTGCTGGAATTTGGCGTCGACGGTGCCGCTGGCGGTGATCGAACCGACCTGGACGATCCCCATGATGTTGTGGAACGTGGTTGCGTCCACCCAGGAAGACCCCTGGACGGTGGTCGCCGATTGCGGATCGATCGTGCCGAGAATGCCGGCCCGATCGGACGGACGGATTTGCGGTTCCATTAAGAAGCGCCTTTCATGTCTGAAGTGTGGGTGGGGTGTCTTGGACCGCGGCCGTCCCGGCCGCGCCTTGCGGGGGCTTGCGCCCCCGGTCCGGGCTTAGCGTCCCTGCAGGGTGATGAAGTGGCTCTTGGTGTTGGAGCCGTTGGCGGGCGAGACCGGGGCCGAAAGATACGGCTGGCCGCCCATTCGCGTGATCCAGCGGAACGCCTGCATGTTGTAGTCGAAGAACAGGTGGATCGAAGTGGCGTAGTCGATGCCGCCGCCCGCCTTGTTGGCCAGCAGGTAACCGTCGGTGTTGATCAGCGTCAGGTCGCCCGCGGTGCTGAGCGACTGGGCGTGCTCACTGAAGATGATCGGACGCCCGCAGAGGGTGCCTTCCCACGGCGAACCGACCAGGGCCTGGCTGACCGGCAGCCATGCGGCGTTGTTGCCGATGGTCAGGGCGCCGAGTTGCGGCAGGATGTCGGGGTTGCCGATCCAGAACGGCGC